AAAATGGTTTAAGAACTGAAATTGCTGAAGATTTTATGAATAAGTTAAAAGACTTATTTGTTGAGTCTCACATTGAAGTGCCAGAAGATAAAGTTGATCTTGTTGACGAACTCGCAGACAACGTTGAAGAACTTGAGGCTAAACTCAATGAATCAACTGAAAGGTCAATTCAAATGGCTGAAGAGTTAGAGACATATAAGAGGGAGTCTGTCATTAGAGAGGCAACCAAAGATTTGGCTGAAACTCAAGTCGAAAAGCTAAAGTCATTAGCAGAAAACGTGGATTTTGATGACGAAGAAACTTTTGCAAAGAAAGCTGCTCAGTTAAAAGAATCTTACTTCGCTAAGACTGCAAAAACCCAGGAAGAAATCATTGAAGATGATGACGCTCCAATAGTAGAGTCAACAGGTTCAATGGATTCTTATCTTAAAGCAATAAAGAAAACTGCAAAATAGGGAGTCCTAAAAAATGACAGTATCATACGACAAGTTGATCCAGAAATGGGCACCAGTACTGAACGAAGAGTCAGTTGGTACTATTACAGATCACCATAAAAAAGCCGTTACTGCTGCAGTACTTGAGAATCAGGAAATCGCTCTTAGAGAAGAAGGTCTGATTACTGAAGCTGCTCCAGGTAACAACACCGGTTCTGCCGCAAATTGGAACCCAGTATTAATTGCACTCGTAAGAAGAGCTATGCCAAACTTAATGGCATATGACATCTGTGGTGTGCAGCCAATGTCTGGTCCAACAGGTTTAATCTTCGCCATGAAGTCAAGATATGGCGGTGGAGCAACAGGAAATAGAGAAGCACTATTCAACGAAGCTGAAACTCAGTTTTCTGGTGACAGTGCTGGTACTCACGATTCTGATAACGCTTCAGGTCTTAATGGCGTAACAGATACAGATGCTGATAGTACAATTGATGATCAGCGTCTTACATCTCTTGCAGCCGGCGGTATGACAACAGCCGAAGCTGAAGCTCATGGTTCTTCCGGAGAGACTTCATTTAGAGAAATGGGTTTCACTATTGAAAAAGCTACTGTGACTGCTAAGTCAAGAGCATTAAAAGCTGAATACAGCTTAGAATTAGCTCAAGACCTTAAAGCAATTCACGGTCTTGACGCTGAGACAGAATTGGCAAACATCTTGTCAACAGAAATCTTAGCTGAAATCAATAGAGAAGTTATTAGAACTATTAACTCTCAAGCTAAAACTGGTGCTTTACAAAGTAACACAGCTGTTAACGGTATCTTTAACGTTCAAACAGATGCAGATGGCAGATGGTCAGTTGAGAAGTTCAAAGGTTTAATTCTCCAAATTGAAAGAGAATGTAACCAAATAGCAATCGAGACACGTAGAGGTAAAGGAAACTTTATCATATGTTCATCTGATGTAGCATCTGCTATAGCAGCAGCTGGTATGATGGATTATACACCTGCAATGTCAACATCATTAAATGTTGATGACACAGGTAATACTTTTGCTGGTACTATAAACGGTAGAACAAAAGTATACATCGACCCGTATGCAAGTGCAAACTATGTAACAGTAGGTTATAAGGGCACTAACCCATATGATGCTGGTCTTTTCTACTGCCCATACGTTCCATTAACAATGGTACGTGCAGTTGGTGAGGACACATTCCAGCCAAAAATTGGTTTTAAAACCAGATATGGAATGGCATCAAACCCATTTGTAGGTGCAACACCTGCTGATGGCTTAGCCGCTGTTAAGACTAACCAGTACTACAGAATATTCAGAGTTGACAATATTCTAGGTGCTTAAGTCTTAGTACTTAATATTAAGAGAGGGACTTCTGTCCCTCTTTTTTTTATATAAATAGTAGTATGGAATTATTCTTAATAACATTATTTGTATTCATGTCATTCACAGCTTCAAGCTTGTCATTAGCAGCAATGCTCAATAGACCAATAAAAGGAAGTTGTGGTGGAATAAATTGTAGGTGTAAAGATGGCACTAACGAGTAACTTTAACTATTTACAACCTACTGGTTTTAAGTTAGTTATAGACAGAAAAAATTATCCGAATTTAGAATTCTTTTGTCAAGATTTCACACATGCTGGTGTTATTATGAACACTGCAGATTTAGGATATAAAAAGATAGCATCAATTCCTTTTGTAGGTGATAAGTTAACTTATAACGAAATGCTTGCAAATATTATTCTAGATGAAGATATGAAATCTTATATTGAGATGCATAATTGGATGAGAAGAATACTTGATCAAGATAATGTAACACCTTTAGATAGATTTAAAAATGCTACTCAAAATCCACCAGCACAATCTGATATTACATTATCAATATTAAATAGTGCTAATAATGCAGTAGCACAAATAACATATAGAGATAGTATACCAGTAGCATTGACTGATATACAGTTTCAAGCAACTAGTGGTGCAGAATCATTCTTAACATTTGGTGCATCATTTAGATTTACTTATTTTGATATTAAGATTTTCAATACAACAACTGGAGCGATTACAGATTCATTTGATGTAACTGGTAGCGTAACCGGTTAATATATATTATTGGAGATATTATGAAATTTACATATTATAATCAATGCGTTGACCTTTTGCCTGAAAAAGCTATTTCTCGTTGGCCAACTATAAATGATAGAATGGTGGTTGCTGTATCAGGCGGATTAGATTCTGCTTCATTATTATTCTTATTGTGTAAATATTTTCCAAAAATAGAAAAACATATATTTACAGGAGACGATATAAATCATCCAATAGATGCATTTAATGCAGAAAATGTTGTTAAATATATTATGAAAAAAATACCAAATCATAACATAAAATCTCATGATTTCTTTTCTTTTGATGATATGAATCCGCAGATATTAGAAGAAGTTAAATTGTTAGTTGAAAAAAGACCCGAATATAGAACTGAATTTCCTTATATAAAAAGATCGGAAGATGGCAGGCCTATTCCTCATAAATTCACAGATGAAGAAATGTTTTATGGTAAAATAGCAAAACCTTTATTGAATCGTAGAAATACAATTAGCACAATGAAAAAGTATAAATGCGAAGTTTATTTATCTGGAATGACAATAAATCCCCCTGATGATGAAATGAAACGCTTAAATTTTTATCATTTATCAGAAAAGAAAAGAAATAAAAATCAAGTTGGCTCAGAAATAGGAGCTAAGGTTTTTGGCAAAATAGCTTATCAGCCTTTTTTAGTAGTTAATAAATTATTTGTTAAAGGCATATTAGAAAAACATGCTGTATTAGATGAAATATATCCATTGACTGGTTCATGCACAGGCGGTCCAAACATAACTGAACTTTGGACTAAACCATGCGAAGAATGCTTTTGGTGTCATGAAAGAAAATGGGCGTTTGGAGAATTTTAATGATTGTGAAAAATTTATATATATTAATTGATTATGTTGGTCATCCAACAATGAATGAAGAATATTTAAATAAAAGAAGACTTGATACTCTTAATGGAATAGTACATGACAAGCGTTTAATAGATAACACAGTGATCGTTCCAATTGGCTCCACGAATTTACATAAAACCAATTGGAAGTATTATAATAAGTATTATGAAATGTATAGAGAAATATTATTTTTTACTAGCGACAAACGTAATGTGAGTTGTATAGAAGCAGATGATAATATAACTGTTTCAAATCTAATACAGCTGCTTAAAGAAAATAATTATTATGTTTATCCAGACATAACTCAAATACATATAGGTGGAACAAACTTGCTTGGTTGTATTCTAAATAAAAAACCGACTTCAGTTACTAAATTAGTAAAATTTGGTGGATTTAAAGTTAATATTGTTCTTCCTATGTGTGCTGAAGGAGAAGTGGCTGCACTTAATGATATAGAAACAATAATGAAATCAACTTGTTATTTATATCAATATTTAAAAGCTCATAATTTAATAGATAACGTAAATTTAACATATAGATCTTTATGAAAAAAAATATCAAACAACAAATTGAAGATGGCGACATTTATTTTTGTCATATGCCTTGGACTATGGTTTACAGTGAAATAAATGGAGCTTGGCAAACATGCTGTCATGCTAAAAATTCTGGTATGTCTTTAAAAACTACTACGCCTGAACAATGGATGCAATCTGATTTTCAAAATAAATTACGTGATGAAATGCTAGATCCAAATTCTAGTCATAAAATAATTAATGATGTTTGCAGAAGGTGTAAAGTAGAAGAAAAACAATATGGAGAGTCTAGAAGATTACGAAAACTAAGAAGCGCTCAATCTACACGAGAATATTATGATGATATTTTACAAGCCGCTGAAATGTATAAAGCTAGTGGTGAATTTAATTTTCATGAAAGAATATTAGAAACTCAAGTAAAAGTTTTTGGAATGGAATGCAATTTAGATTGTCATATGTGTCCTCCTGCATATTCTACCACTAGACAAAAGACACAACTAAAAGACGGTATGATTACTGAAGAAA